TGTCATTGTTGGTTTTGTGCAATTCTGGTGTAGACGTTAAACGTCCAATCATGATTAGTTAGACTAAAATACATTTTAGACAAACAAAAAAACCGCAAGCTATTGCCTGCGGTCTAGTGTATTATTAATTCAATTTTTCTTTCTATTTTATATTTTTATTTTTCTTCGATTTTTTCCGGATCAACTAAAGTAATCAAACCGTCCGGCTCAATTGTGAATGCTGGTTTTTCATCCAAGCTACCGTCAGGAAGAAGTAGATACCAACCATCATTGTACTTAATAAAAGTATCAGATTTCATGTCACCGTTGACTGAATCACAGTAGTACCAGTTATCATAATACTTGATCCAGCCGGTCTGCATTGAACCGTCACGATTGAAGTAATACCATTTCCCACTGATTTTCTTCCAGCTCGTGGCCATGTAACCGTCCTTGTCAAACCAGTACCAATAGCCGTCTGTGTGTTTTAACCAACGTTCAGCAACCATATATCCGTTGCTATCGAAATAGAACCATGACTTGTTTTCTTCGATGTACTCAAATTGATCCTTAGGATATGAGCCGTTAGCACGAGCAAACCAGTAACCTTTGTCATCTTTTTGCCAGCCCTTTTTAGGAGGCTCAGGTTGAGCGTTTGGATTTGTTAAACGATAGATATAGAAATAAGGTTGTCCAGCATATAGCCAGCGTTCATCATGACTATTAATAGAGATACCATTATAAGCATAATTACAATGAATGATGTTGACTGAGTCAATGAACATTCCAGTATGTCCGAATGCTCCAGCACTCGCTCCACGCTTGCCCCAAATGAAGATGTCTCCACGTTGAGCAGTACATTCAACATTTTCTGCAATGAGCTCATAACCATTTTTAATCAGCCAATCGTGCATATACTCGGTATTGACCGCCCAACCAGCCGATGTAGCCCCTGCGCTTCTTAATGCATAATAGACTGAGCTTGAGCAGTCATAAGAGTTTGGACCGTCACGGAAGTCCATGCTATACGCTACTTTCCCTTGCTTGGACTTCATCCAAGCAATAGCTACTTCAATATTTACTGCCATGTTACTGCCCTTTCCACGCATCGTTCATCTGCTTAACAGCAGACTCTACGAATGTATTCAAGTCCTTATCAGTCATATGAATATTGTACTTAGTGAGCTCGTTACGAATTTTATTTCGAGCCTGTTCCAATTTTTCTTGACCTTTATATCCAGTTTGAGTTGATACTTGCTCGACTGCATTAACTGCATTTCGAGCTAGAATTTCAACAATTTTAACGGTCTGTTCTCCGCCTTTTTTAATAAGGTAGTCCTTGACAGTCTTGACTGCTACACCTACCAAAATGACTAGGATGCTAATCGCTCCGTTAATTAAAATTTCATTGATCTGTTGCATTTGTATATTCCTCCTCAATTTCTAAATTTAAATATTTGTTAAATAGAGCATCAATTCGCCCGTTACCGCCTAGCTTCTTATAGCTTGAGTGCATCTTATGAATAATATCAGACTCATGCACCGTTGTGTACCCACGTTTTAGAGCAGTAGTGATGTCCCGTTCTAAACGTAAATACATTGTAGCTAAATGTGCTTCATCGTGAACTGCCAATTTGTTATTGATTTCAGTAATCTTCTTTTGGTTGTCTTCTCCGATAACGTGGATTGTATTCAGTTCACTTTTAAGTTCCTTGAATTGTTCCTTGTTGAGATTTCCAGCTTTGCTGGCTCTCATTCCAAACCAGCCAGTGGCCACTACTCCGATTGTGGGTGCTAGTTGCGTGATAGCGTGAATTGTTCTGTCGATTATTTCAGACCATGCCATAACTCCCCCTCTTTCTATCGTGCAACAGGCTTGGTTTCAAGCTCGTTGCTTTCCTGTGGTTCCTTAGGTGGCTCCCACTTCCAAATGCCTAACTTGCCATTTCTCTCAAGGTCTGCTAGTTCCTTTAATGTCTGACCTTGATAAGTAAACGCCTCGTTCACTTGTACCATGACACGCTTGCCCTCTTGATAGAGTTCTCCATGTTCAGGGTTTTCAATCGTGAAAATGTCTTGAGGCTGATAAACTTTACCATCTTGGCCAAGGTCTACCAATTCAAGACCACGCTTGAATACTGTAGGATCTAGTGGATTGTCCACATCTGTCACCCTTGCAAGTACAGCCCAGTTAGCAATAGCCTTGACAGCGTTAATAGCGTTGTCTTTCTCCTCAAGTTTCTTGTCATAAGTTTGCTCTTGGATTTTTAAGTCCTCTTGTAACTTCTTCACACCCTCAGCAGGGTTTAACTCGGTCGCAACTTGGCCAAGTACGGCTTGGATCAGTACTTCATCTGATTCGTTGGTACGGTCCCCAATCAAAACACGCTCAAAGGCCGTGTAAGGGTTCGCTGAACGTATTGAAACAAAGGTGCGTCCTTCTTCTTGCAAGTATTTGTTAATGATTTTAAATTCCATAAAGATTTATTCCTTTTCTAACTTCTGTGCTACTTCTTCAAATAATTCTTTGAGAGCTTCGTCTGATTCTAACACGTTATTTACACGCTCTAGTTCTTGACTTAAGCGCCCGTTATCTTCCAAGGCTTCGTTGTATAAGACCTTGTAATTCGCTACTTCTACTGCTAAATTGGCAATTTTAACCGCCAGCTCGTTGATGATTTTATCTGTTGTGTTCATTCTTTCTTCCTCTCTATTACAGTGTAACATCCCAAAATCCGGGCGAACCTTCCCCGTTCTGTACACGAAATTCTCTTAGTCGTTTAAAATTGTCATCTATCAATTCAAACAATTTTTGCAACGAAGTCGATTTAATCCCGTGTTCTTCGTATCTTGTTAATGTTAGGTCACCAATAATGTCGATTCGCCTAACTCCCGGCTGGTTAAAGATTTTTAAACCGACAAAATCTCTATTCGGATCACAGTCTCCTCTGTCATTAACGCCAAAAGCAAAAGCGGCATAGCTAGTCCCTTGCGCGATGGTTGGTGCTAAAAATGCCTTGCGCCCGCCAGAATTAAATTCCAGCGAATTTCCGGGAGACTTAAATTCAATTTTTGCATAGTCATTATACGTTGTGACGTTATTATTCAAATCAATAACAGTATTTCCATTATTACCACGGATGATTCCACCTTCGAACGTTAAACCTCTAAACGTTCCCGAAGTAACATTATTAGCATTTAAATTTATCAAATTAACTGTACGAGCGTCGATAGTCCCAGCAGTTAGCTTGTTAGCTGATACGTTGGCAATCATACCATCCTTAATCACTGCATTATCAATTAAGGTTTCTCCAGTTATATGGAATGTTTTTCCTATAAGTCTATTGCGACCGTCAGCACCAAGATTAATTCCTGAAATCAAATCACCTGCGCTGTTTAGGTTCCGTACTGCCCACGAGCCGGCAAGCTGTGTTACTTGTGTCCGTGTCGCTTCCGCTGTCCTTTTTGCTTCTTCAGCCTTTTCAGCAACTTGAATTGCCCGTGTTTGAGCGCTTTCTGCTAAGTCTTTAGCCTCTTTTGTCTGTTTGTACGCGTCATCAAATTGACTAGGCTTGTAAGGCCCAGTCTTTGAACCTCGAACCAAAATAGGCTCTTTGAACTCGATCCAGCCATTCTTAGCGAGATAGATGTAAAACGGGAATCCTCTTCCTCCTCCAAATTCAAAATCTTCCCCCATGGTGAAAGTTTGTTGAAAATCAATCCATTCAGCGCTTACTGCTGTTTGTGGGCCGGCTATGTCAGCATGAGTTACCCCTCTGTTAATTTCGTGATTTTTGATAACAAAGGTCAAATTATAGTCAAGTTCTTGCCGGACTCGATACTTAAAGCCTAGCGTGTACGTTTCGCCCTTATAAATTTTTTTTACGTAAATAGGCAAGGTAAAACCGCTGAAATTATACCTTGTTAATCCTTGTGCTTTAATCGTAAAAATACCATCGTCAACTGAAATATTGACCTTGGGGTTGTTATTGCCAGTTAAGGTATGTTTATCCATAGTCATAGAATTAACAATCAGGTTATTATCATCTGTGACGTACTTTCCAACCTCAGTTTGGAAAATCTCGCTACTCATGACAAGCCGTGATAGCTTATCGGGTGCTCCTATTTCGGATGTTCCTAAAATACGCTCATGGAGTTTAGCCGTTTCTCTTACACGTTGAAAGTCAACGTTATTGACCTTACCGGCTATCTGAGATGTGATGCTTGCGAATTGACCGTCTACCGTCTGCTTGTATTGAGCAATCTTCGAGGCAATATCATTGTTTGTTTGCGTGCCTATCTCACTAAATCGACGCTCAATACCTCTCACATCTTCTTGATAAGTAGCCTTCCCAACATAATCTCTAGATATCTGCTCACGAACTGCGCTAACTTGGCGAGCGCTCTCTTCTCGTGTGTAACGCTGTAAGGCTTCTTGTCGCTGACCGTCTTTGTTAACATATTCCTGAATAGCTGATAAGTCGGTCCGTAAGCCCTGAGCCGTTTGCTCAAAAGTAGCCTTAGCTTCTGTGATAAGACCGTCAGTATCCTCAATAGCTGGACTCCAATCTGTCGCAACATTGCCTTTCTCAACCTTCACATCCCAGACACTTTTGCTAGCTTCTTTATGATAGGTGTTAACGCGTAGATGATAGATTCCTGTAGGTTTATTCCAGATGAATTTCGTCCCTGTTGTACCTGTATTAAGGTCCGATACAATTTGATAAGGTCTGCTTTTTTTGCCCATAATCCAAAGAACTACATTATCAGACTCCTTATCCCTATCGTGATGGCCCGTAAAGTTACCGTCCGTTTTGGCTGAAATGATGTATTCCTGACCCTGTTCCATGTAGATAGATGTGTTTTCTACATACAGAATGTTGTTGTCAAAATCAGCTGGTTTCCTGTCTGGCATAAAAGGCCCTTTCGAGCCTTTCAACAAATTTCTCCCCCCGACCTTCATTTTAGCAAAGGTCTGCGTAAGTCCATCAATGTCCTGTTTAACCTCTGATTTGGTCGCAAATCCGTTCATTTGGCCAGTCATACGACTAAGAGCCTCTGTGGTCGTTCTACGATACTCTGAAGCTTGGTTTACCTCGTTTGTAACCGTTCGTTTGAAGACATCCAAATCACCCGATAAAGCCGTTTGAGCACTCGTAGCTTGTCTCTTGAATTCTTCAAGTTTGGAAACAGAATCCAGCCCAATCCGCTTGGCTTCTTTAGCTAAATCTTCACTTGCACCAGCTTTTTTTAAGGCTTCTGAACTACGCTCGTTCACTTCTGAGATGGCACGGTCTATAGTAACCTTAACCTCTTCAAATTGTCTGTTGACTTCTTTCTTAACCTTGTCTACATCTTCTGTGTCTATGCGCTTTTCCCACATTTCACCATTCCAAACATAGATGCGATCATAAAGACCATTCTTCTCAAACCAAGTGTCACCGACTTTATGCTCTCTTGTATTATCTGGTGTTTGATACCAAACCTTATTGCCTTTCCCATCTAAAAGATATGCAGGTATATTACTTTCAAGTCTTATCTGCCGATTTTCCAACGTTTCTAATCTTTCACCAAGGCTACCTACCATCGCAGACTTCATCCCTTGTCCGATAGTACCAATTTCTATAGATTCGTTACGATCGTTGAGAACATCATAGTTAACTACTACAACTTTCCCATCTTCATTAGTCAAGCCAATTTTTGGATAAAAGATAGGGACTATATCACAAAGTTCAACCTCCTCCATGAAAGCCATGTCTGCGTAATCAAGTGTTTTCGCTAAATCTACATACTCTACTTTAATGCTCGTCTTAGGTATACCGATACGATTGTCATGAACATATCTTTCAGCCATTTTCCTAAGTTTATCAAGAGTAGGTGTTTCTTTTTCAGCAAATTTAGACGAGAAATCTACAATTTGAACACGTCTATCAGCGTACATTTTGACCCACTGGCTGTCTACTATCTTTTCAGGTAAAGTAACAAATACTGGGTCAGCCTGCCTTCCACCTTCATCAGCTTCTGGAGTATAGCTGGCATAAGGGTAAATAGATGTATAACTAGATTCCGAATTTTCATCTTCCTCAGCCGATAAAATATTTCTCCCATACTGCAAAACTGTTGGAGTTTTCCTCCCTAACTGTTTATGAAGTCGGATAGTTGTGTTATCGAACTCATACTCTCCTCCCCAAACATCTAATATAGACCCTTCTACTCCACCCAAAGCTTCCCGAGCTGTCTTGAATTTGTCAACTGTCCAACTCGCTTTACCTTCAGTTTCGATATCAGACCATGTTCTAAATTCAACACCACCAACCAAAGACCCGGACCATCGAGCCAAAGCGACGTTAGCATCGCCAACTACAGTCGTTCCGTGTACAATACCCATCGTTTCTGTTAGATGGCTAATATGTTTAGCGTAGATTTTAATCACATGACTACTGTCTTTTACAATCCTTGAAATGTAGAATGTTTGATTCTTGGTACGAACTCCAGCATCTGCTTTGATTCTCATATCTTGCTTAAACAAAGGAGTTAAAGAACCGCCTACAGGATACTCTATGTATAAAGAGTAATTCCCGTTTCTCTCTCTTGTCACTGTCGCTTTATTAGCGCTCATTTCTCCTAAACCGTAAGAATCAAATAGAGTTTCAGTCGCATTGTATAAGATTGGTTTCAAATCATCACCCCCCAGTAAGGTATAAGTTCCACGCTGAAATTACCCGTCCAAGAAATTCTATTCTCTCCTGGATCTAATTTTGGCATAACGTATTGCGGAGATCTCACAACTTTATCCCAAGCCGGTAGATTCCCACTGTATACAAGTTTTTTTTGCATATCAAAAACAATCACACCTTGGACATTCTTAAATTTTGTCTGTCTGCCGTTGATTGTTAGAATCCCCTCTCCATTTCCACGGATTGTAAGAACAGGGTCACTCATTACATTACCTTTTCCCAGAATGGTTGAGTTATTGGATAAATTGAGCCTGTTAAATCCATCTTTACGATACTTAATAGGATGAAGTAAAAAGTTTAACTTTGTTTTTCCAAATTGCTTCAAGGTTTCTTCTACACTAAAACCTTCCAAATAAGCTCCTTTATAGATATGTTCCTTGTCCCAAGAGAAGGACATATCACGAAAACCTTTCACGCTTAGCCACTCAGTAATTTTAGGAATAACATCTGTTGTCAAGCCTTTTTCTTTTACCAAAAGCAAAGGGAAAGACTGCTCGACAGCCTTTCTCCTATTGTTATATACAAGCAACTCTCCATCGCGACCTGGTACTGTGACACGCTCTAAATCGTTAGAGGATGTTGCATACTCAATCCCTTGACCTAATTTCAAATTAAATTCTTCATTAGATTTTCCGTTAAATGTAAAAAAAGACATTAAGCTAAACGTCCTCCTTCCTGATTTGTATAATAGGCGAATTCTCTCATCAATCTCTGAATGAATTCTGGAGAGTATGGATCTTCACCATTTGAACCATTCCAGTTAAGTGTATAGTTAACATTACCAACTTGACTTGATGAATTTTGTTGTGAAGAAGATTGACGGACCAATTCTGACAACAATTGAACAACACGTCTATCATCGTATTGTTGCCTATACTCATTCACTTTACCAATCCTACGACTAAGGTGCGAGATTTTAGTATCTTCGAATCCAATACCTTTTTCATAATTTGGAATACCTAAACGGTTCATTAAACTACGAGTTTTACCAGCTCGCATGACTTTAGAGCCTGGAGGAAGTGGCAAGACTACGTTACGACCTTCAGGGATAAACGATGTGCCATCAGGCAATGTAATCAATTCCTTGTAAAGTGTACCACGTTGATCGTTGACTGTCGCAAGACCACCAGGGTGATTATCTGTACCTTTCGCATGCTGTTCGGTAAAATGACGTGTGATGATATCAATAAATTTAACAGCTGGCAAGGACATCAAACCTGACCACACACTATTTATCGCGCTACTTGTATTATTTTGAGCCTTAATGCTGATAGGACTATTTTGTTTCACAGCATTTACTGATTGACTTGCTGAATTTGCTTCACTTTGTGTCTTATTCGTAGCATTGATATCAATCGGAAATTTTTGCTTAATCGCATTGATTCCAGCGCTTGCAGATGCAGATTCTGGACCTGTTAAGTCTGTTGCATTAATACCAATTGGTGTTTCTTGTTTTGGAGAGTTCACGCTTAATAATGCGCTTGCGACTGCACCAGCTGTGTTATCAACTGCATCTAGTGATTTTGTATCAGCGTTTGTTAAATTCCAAGACATGATTTTATCAATAGATAACTGACCATTATTTAAGACATCTGTTGCATTTGCTTTGAAGTCTTTGGTAAATGGAGTGGTTGCATTCCATGTAGTTAGAGTATCTGTTGATCTAGCGACTGCAGTTCTAAAACTTTCATCTGTCGCTAATAATTCTTTTTGCTTTGGTGTAAGTGAATCATAATTGTAAAGCGCCTTTGAAGCTTCTTCTGCTTTGTTCATCACATCTGCATTTTTCAAAAGCAATTCTTTAACTTCTGCAGGCATACTATTCCAAATTTTTAAATGATTCTCACTATCAAAGATAGCTTGTAAACCTGCTTGATTCTTAACGATGACTTGTTTTTCCTCAAGTGTCATATCTTTCCACTTACCTGATTCTACAAGGGCTTCTGCAATTGTCACACGAGCATTAGAGTTGATATCGGCTGTTTTAGCAATGAATTGTAGTTGTTCCCAACCTTCAGCAGATTTGACTGCTTCTCCAATAACTTCCTTAACATTTGATTTAATTTCAAAATTACCATTTTTGTCAATATTCCCAACAAGTAAAGACCAAGCATCGTTTGCTTCTTTAACTTCCTTACTCATATCGCTGGTATATTTAGCTAGAATACTGTGAGAGTTTCCAGCCTTTTCAGACGCTTCTGCCGCTTTCTGACCAATTGCTTCATAAGACAAGCCATATTCTTCCAAAGCTTTTTTAGCTTCTTCCCAATAATTCCAGTTTTGACCTGTGCGGGCTTTTACTTTTGCATCAAGAGTTTTCATAACTTGATAATACTTAGTACCCAAAGCTTCCATCGTTTGAGTGTGGTTTGCTTCAAGCTCCTGCATCTTCTTATTATAAGTCTCTTGATCTATCGCCTTGCCTTTTAACAACTCTTTCAGCTCACTCTTAGATGTTTCGTACAGCGTTTTTTCTTCATCCAAGGCTTGTTTAAGAACATCTTTGGTATGTTTTAATTGAGTTTCGTTTAAATTCCCAATTTCTCCATTCAGTGCTTGCAATGCCGCTTTCTGTTGTTCAGCTGACAAGTCCATCATCGAGAGTTTTGCCTTAATCATCTCATTCTGATTATTCAGGATGATTTCTTTCTCCTCTTGAGAGAACTTGCTTGCATCGCCATTGTGACGTTGATAAATCTCATTGATTTGATTCATCATGGCCTCTGTGTTAGATACAACCTGACCATTTTTCTCTTTGGCTCTAGCAATATCTTCTTCACTAAGACCCCATTTAGCACCAAGTTCTTCCATACGTTTATTGGACTTCTCTGCGCTCTCTGCTACTTCATCATAAAGCTTCTTAAAAGCACCTGTGACTTTTTCTACATCACCAGCGTGAGTTCCAAAGTTTGCGACTGCAGTAGCAGTTTCATCTACTGTTTTTTGGAAGCTTCTTAACTCTCCTCTTGCAGTATCGCTTAATTGTGAGCCAAATTCTTCAACCTTGATTCTTGCTTTATCTTTCTCATTCCCAAGATAGACAAGACCTGCAGTTGCTAAGGCTATACTACCAACTATCAATCCTAAAGGATTTGCAAGAGCACCAAATGCACCAGATAAAGACCCAGCACTTGTTGATACACCTGCCATTGCAGTTTCAGCTGCTCCCGCTGAACTAGATAAAGCAGTTAAACCAGCTGGTAGATTTGCAAGATATTTAGCTGAACCGCTTAGGAAACCAATACCTTTTGACAAACCACCAATAGCTTTTACAAAACCACCAATGACTGAGATACCACCGCCTAACAACTTCAAAGCAGGGCCTAATGCTGCTGCAAACAATCCCCATTTCAAGATGTTTTGTTGTTGCTCTGTCGATAATGAACTAAACTTCTTAGCTAATTCTGACAGGTTTTCAATCCATGGTTTTGCCGCATTAAGTCCTTCTCTTAGTGCTTTAATCAATGGTCCTCCAAACTCGATTGCAATATCTGTCAATTGGTTTTTGAACATTCGTAGTTGAGACTCAGTAGTCTCATAACGTTTGTTTGCTTCGTTGGTCAATGCAGTGTTTTCTTTCCAAGCCTGATTAGAGCGATTTACTGCTGCACTCATTTTATCTGATGATAAAGCAAGAGATTTAAGCATATTTCCTTGTCTAACACCTGTCATGCCTAACTTCATCAAGATAGCATCCATATTTGCGCCTTTTTCACGGGCTGTATTAAGCCCCTTAATAAAGGATTGTAAAGCTTCAGCAGGTTTTTCTTTCCAAGCTTGTTGAAACTCTTCTGATGTCGTTCCTGCTACTTTAGCAATTAATGCTAGATCATCTGCTGAGTCCTTAGTAGTCAATGAAACTGCATTACCAATAGCAGTAAGAGTTTGAGTCATTGCAGTACCACCTGCTTCTGCTTCAATCCCTACACTACTCATGGCAGTTGCAAGACCTAAGATTTCAGGCGCAGTTAGTCCAGCTAGTTTACCACCTGCTGCTAAACGATTGGCCATCATTACGATGTCTTTTTCAGTTGTGGCAAAATTGTTACCAAGGTCTACAACGGATGCACCGAACCTTGAATAATCATCTGAACTTAAACCCATAATGTTTGCTACTTTAGCGATTGCAGTTGCAGCCTCTTCAGCACTCAAGTTGGTTGATTCTCCCATATCAATCATGGTACGTGAGAATTTAAGGATATCTTCTGCCTTAATACCTAACTGACCTGCAACTTCCGCTACATTTGCAATTTCTACTGCACTAGCTGGTAATTCCTTAGCCATTTGACGAATACCGTCCGATAGGTTTTTGTAAGATACTGTGGCAGTTTCATCCACGGTTTTCTTAACTCCAGCGAATGCTGACTCATAATCGATTGCTGCTTTTACTACAAGACCAGCTCCCGCCACGATTGGAGCAGTAACTCCACGGGTTAAAGCAGAACCAAAACCAGATATTGTTTGACCTACTTGACTGATTTTATTACCGACTTCTTGAGCACCTCTACCAAATTTAGTGAATGCACTATCATCGATATAAGCTTGTCTCATAGAACTAGCTAACTGTTCATAGCGATTTTGTAATTCAGCTACTTTAGCAGCGGTAGCTGTCATACTAGCACTTGCTTCAACTAACTTCTGCTTTTGCTCTGCAGTTGCAGTAGATACATCTCCAATACTTGCTTTCAATTGGTTGTATCGTTCGCTTTGTGAACTCAAAATTTTCTGATAAGAGTTTAAAGCCGAACCTGTTTGCGATAAAAGTCCTTTTAAGTTACTGACATTTTTTCCAGCGCCTTTAAAGTTGTTTTCCATCGCTTTTAGGGAATTATCAACACCTTTTAGATAAGTTTTCAACCTCCCAACGTTTGACTGAAAAGGAGCGACATCTAAGGTTGCTGTGGCGACTAATTCGCCAATGTTACTTGCCATTTAATCTCCTTTCTTTTTATCCAAAAAGGAATGGGAAGGCCTTGTCAAGGGTTGTCTCTTCTTCCTCTTTGTTTTCTTTTGTTTCCAAAGCTTGCACCATCAAATCAAAATCTGATAAACGCATGCTCTTTATGTCATGGATTGTGTATCCTTGACTCATTAATGATTGAACCCAAACCAATAAATTATTTTGAGCTTCTTTAGGGCTTAACCCTTTTTCTTCTTTTTTCCCTCTGTGGTCTCTTTTTCTTCCTGTTTTCCACCAAGAGCTGCAAGATATAAGTCGTTCAAAGTTTCAAGTGTTTCTACACTAGCGCATTTAATATCATTTACTTCAAACTGTTCACCGTACATTTTCACAAACATATCTAGATATGCTTCATTCAATTCACGATGTTTAATAGGATTTAACAAATCCTCTTTATTTTCATACAAGGCAGTTTGTCGTACTTGATGTTCCAATGCTAGTAAATTATCTTCAACATTTACATAGTCTTTAGAAAATTCTTTCAAAACACCTGCTTTTTTAAACTTAATTTCAAACATTTATTAACTCCTTAAAAAAATAAAGGCTTGGAAAGAACCAAGCCTAGCCTAATTACTCTTGTCTTGTGGCAACTACTCCTGCAGGTGCAGCACCACTTACGACTTTGGGAAGACTAATTTACGGAACTCAGATTCTTGGAATTGTGGGTTGTCTTCACGACCAACTACAATTACAAGACCTTCATCATCATCCCCACGAGCCACAAAGCTTCCAGATACAGTATCGTTCTTAGGTTCTGGTGAACCGTCTTTTGTTTCCAAATCCATTCCTGGAAGTGAGAACTTACCTTTAAGAAGACCAACCCAGATACCTTTACCATCATCACCAGTTGTACGGAACAAGCAAGCGATGTCGTTCGGAGTCATCTTCTTGTTGTATTTTTCAACACCATTCTCAACAGTGATACCATAGAAATCTTTACGAGCATCACTACCCAAATCCAACCATGATACTTCAAGAGTTGTTCCAGTGATACCAGAAGACAATACTACGTATGGTCCATCATCTGCTGTGATAGTGTTCAATTCATTTGTGATATCCAATTTTGCTGATTTCAAACCAGGGATTTTTTTAGTTTCTCCTGGTACAAGGTTTTTATCATTCAAAACCCCATATTCAAAACCACGTAAACCAAATTTAACTTTAGACATTTATTTATTTTCCTTTCATTTCTTCGAGATCACCCCAATCAAAAAGACGATATTTTCGGACGTTCATTAACAATCCAATATCGTCATCCATGTATCGAGGTTTCTCATTTGCTGTGTAGCGTTCAAATCCACTACTTTCTAAAATTGTATCCATCCTTTTAGCGATTTGGTCAGCTTGCTTTGCGCTCTTACACCAAAAGTTGATTGTGATACGTTGTTCCATTGAGATGATTTTATCATCTGCATACTTGTGAGGTGCTTCGTAGGTTAAATAAATTCTTGCAAACGGAGCAAGTTCTTTTCGTTTTAAGTTCGTAGGCTTTTCAGGAATATCATAAGTAAAGATACCTTGTTTGTATCCTGGAAACTCCTTACCTCTAAACTCATTAAAAAGTTGATTTAACTTTTCATCTGCTACCAAAAGTTTATAAGCTTCAGTTTCAGCAATCATTTATTTTAACACCTCCCTTATTTTTGTTATGTAAATTTCTTTAGCACGAGGAGTTACTGCATTGATAGTCTTTTCCTCAAAGTCCTGTGCTTTTTGATAAATTGTTCCTGCATTCGGATATTTTGCACGCCAACCAGTAGTACGACCAAATCCAATATCTTTTGAAGGAGCATCTCCACCGCCTTTGAAATTACTGATTCTTATATCTTCTTTCAAACGAGTGGGTGTAAACTCATCAGAAACTGGAGTATTTACTTCAAGTTCTTTTTCAAACTCTTTAGCTACCATTGTGACTGCTTCACGGGCAACTTTAGGAGCTTTCGCTTCAAGTTTAGCAAGGTTTTGAAGACATAAATCCAATCCCCTTGTCATGACACCATCACTCCCTTGATTAAATCAATTTCCTTGCTTGCGTAATCACGATCAATGGCAATGATTTGATACTCGTTACCATCGAATTCTACAAAGCAAGAATTATCGAAAGGTAGTTTAGGAAGATGACGAATTAAGAATGTTTTAGTGTCTTTATGTTCTGTCAAACCTGCACTTTTAGTGACTGTCGCATTTTCACGGAAATCCTTGATAGACGTTTTAGATACTTCTGCCCAACATGTATATAAGTCTTTTCTTTCAAAGTCTAATACTTCTCCATCTTCATTTTGTCCGCCAACTCTTTGAAAAAAAGTAATGCGAACATTCATTTTACGTGTACGCATTAACTTTCCCTCCGTGTTCTAAGTTGGTGAATGATGTTTAAGACACCATTTGCTAAGGGATAGCGCATGGTATCTGCTGACATTCCACGATGCTCATATTCTTCTTTGACTTGCTTTTTGACAGCTAGGCGGAATTTCGCATAATCTACTAAATCATCTGGGCTTAAATCGTTATCAATTGCAAAACAAATCTGCTCTTTTGCAGACTCAATAAGCTCAATTAGTAAATCATCTTCAAAGTCATAGTCGATTTTACAATACAACTTAACTTCTTCAAGAAAACCATTCTTTTTAGCTTCCATGACTCTAACCTCCAATCAAGGCTAGTAGTTGCTCTTTGGTTTGAGAAGTTGTGTAAGAAATTCCCTTGCTATCTAAGTAAGCCATGATTTCTTGCTTGGTGTTACTTGCGGTTGGTACTGCTAAAGTTACTGCTGACCGTGAGACACCCCCACTAATAGGGGGAGTATTAGGGCATAGTTACAAAATAACCAGCTTTAGCATCTGCTTTCTTAACATCGAAGCGTACAACTGCTTGCAAGTATTGACCGTAGATTTCATTGTCAGTCCAACGAAGACCTAATTCTTGGCGGTCAGCAAAGAGTACAGCACGTTGTACATCACCGATAAACGCTTTAGCTTCACCAGTTGCTCCAAGAGTTGCGTCAGAAACTACAAATACTGGATGACCAAGAAATGCTTTACCTGAAGCAGAAACGATTGAATCTTGAAGCAAGTAGCGACCGTTCTTGTCTTTCAAAGTGTCAAGTTTTTGATAGAAGCTTTGTGAAACTACGAATGACACGTTGTATGCTGGATCAAGGTTCACATTCAAGATTTCCTTGATAGCGTCAAGGTCAGTAGCGGTTTTAGCTTCAAAATCTTTCAATACAGTAGCGATTGCATCGTTAGTAGTATTAACTTTGATTTGGTTAGCTGCTTCAGCTACGATTGCAAGAAGGTCAACGTCTGCATCATCAATTGCTTCTTGTGAAAGTGGAATTGCACCACGGTAAGTTTTAACTTTCCAAGGAACATCTGCAAATTCTGGTTTAGCAAGAGCTGGGTTCTTTTCCAACTCTTCTACACTTGCCATCTTAGATGTGGCTTTCTTCAAGATAGGATATGAACCTTCTCCCTTAGATGCTTTGTGAATTGTTGCAAATTGTTTAAGATCAAGAACTGTCTTAACTTCACGGATTGGTGTAGTAACAATTTCCTTGCTAGTTACTTTTTCAGTGTTCGCTTTTTTCAATCCATCTTGTGTTGGATTCACTGCTTCATTCATTGGGATAAGAAGGTCTTTTCCTTCAAGTTTCAAGTTTGAATCAGCAACTGCACCTTTAGTGCGCACCCATTCGTTTACAGAATCACGGTAAGTTTTACCGTCTGCTTTTACTTCATATTTTTCAATAGTCGCTTCCATTCCAGCTCCTTCTTTTGCGATTTCATAAGTCTTCAAGTTGTTTTCTACTTCTTCTTTTTGAGCTTTCAAAGAATCAATTTCAGCACGAATTTCACGAGCTTTTTCAAGATCATCAGTGTTCAATGCAGATTTTAGTTCATCTGTCTTATTAACAATTTCAGCACCAATATTTGCGATTTGTGCTTTAAGTTCTTTCATTTTTTCTTTAAACATATTTTCTTTCTTCTCCTTGTGGCATTAAAAAAAGAGCTTATAGCCCTTTAAGTAATTCTTCTTTTTCGATTTCTCGTAGCATATTTTGGATTTCTGACTTACGCTTGCTACGATTAGCGTAAAAGTCGTCAATAACAGCTTGTGGTAACAGTCCATCTCCAAGACTTGCAACTGCACCAATATCATCAAAGGTCATTACTTCATCTGCAAAGCCTTTTTCAACTGCTTCACTAGCTGACATGAAGGTTTCATTTTTCATCATGTCAAGGATAACTGATTCTTCCAATCCAGTCTTAGCTACATACGCATTCACAATAGCTTGGTCGCTAGATTTTAACGCATTTGAAGCTTTGTCTAAATCATCGCTATTACCAGATACATAACCATACAATGCTTTGTGAATCATTATCTGAGCTGTTGGACTGATAAGCACTTTATCAGCTCCCATGATTGCAACACTAGCAGCACTTGCTGCCATTCCTGTTACTTCCACAGTCACATGCCCTGGATAACTCTTTAATGCTGTATAGATTTCACTTCCAACAGTTACAAGACCACCGTTTGAATTAACTTCCAAAACGATGTCACTATTGTCTTCTGGAAAAGCATCTGTGATAGATTTAGCACTGACTGCTTCCAAACCGAAGTAGTCGTAAACTTCTTGACTATTGTTCGGAATCAGTGGACCTTTCATCTTGATTCTCTTTGGCATCCCTTATCTCACCTCCTTTCATTGATTGATATTCTTCTTTCTTATCCAAGAAGACATAGTTCAAACTTGACTGGTAACGGTCCATGTTTGGATCAGTAGAACGTTCCTTACCAAGTTCAATCAAAGCTTGGTTAGGTGTCAAGATTTGATTGTTTACAAGTTTTACAATCTCGTCTACATTTCTACCAGTCACGCTACGAGTGTCGAAGTCAACACGATACTTCCTACGCTCTTCATCACTGAATACTTTCAAAGCAAGCTCGCTTGTGATGGCATCAAAGTAGAATGGAAGGTCGTTGGTTACATAATCTTCAGTCAGCTGTGCGACAGATTGGTTAGGACTATTGACTCCTAACTTAAAACTAGGAACTCGTAAAGCTTTAGCAATCTGAGCAGTAGAGAAGTTATTCGATGTAATCAACTGCAAGACATTCGTATCAATTTCAAGTGGAGTGTATTCCTGGGTATCATCAAATACTAATGGACTGCCACCTGTCGAACCCTCACGCATCTTCTCAAAGTCCATACGGGCTTTTTTACGGGCTTCACCGTTTAATTGAGCACCTTTAAGCTTGATAATTCCACTTGAGAAACCATCTCTAAAGAATTTAATCAAGGTATTCAATCCACCATCTTGCAAGCTGATTTCATTTCCAAGGGAAAGCAATGGAGACCTACCAAGAATAGTGTCATGGCTAAAGAATTTCCAATGGATAACATCTTCTGATTCACATACAATTTCCTTACCACTCAGACGGTCACGAAAAGTGTAAATCAATTCATGGTCATTGGTTTCTTCCACTGTCGTTTCAGATGGTCTAAAGAATTGAAATTCTAATGGCTTGCCACTTATTGGATCTCGTAGAATACGAGAGAATGAATTACCAGTCAAAATTGTATTGACGGTCATTGCAAACTTCCACTGTCTTGCTGATGTGTTGCTTGTAGATTTAACATTCAAAAGATAATTCATATCTTCATCTTGTTCGATATTGCCCATTAAATCTTTTTTCAACAATGGAAAACGAGCAACATCACCAGCTATGATAGATACCGCAGTCAAGACATCGCTATTCTTCAAAGCAGATATACCAGTATATTCAGGACTTGAATTACCAGAGATTACCGAAGAGATATAGTCGTCATAAGATAGTTTTGACGACCCTAAAGATTGAAAAAAAGTCATTTATTTTCTCACCTCCTTTCTGTTTTTGAGCATAAAAAAAGCACCAACTGGTGCTTCTTAATGTTGATTTGTAAACAAATATACCGTTCTTAACATCTCTGAAATATTTAAAAGAACCTTATCTTTTTCTTCCTTAGACAAATCCCTGTTATCATGTTCTGCATTTCTATATACATCAACAGTCTTTTTCATAATCTCTTTTGAATTTTTAACTGACATCTTCTGTTGTTCTGTTGGATTATCAGTCATCTCAAGCATCTTATCAAGTTCAAGTGAGTATTGCGTTTCTACGATTATCATATCTGACCATGAAACGCTTTTTCCACTCCTGATAGCTGAGAAAGTTTTCATCCAAGCATGTTTATCCGAAACATCAACATTGAATTTCTCCTCACTTTTAGAGGTTGATGTTGTTGTAGAAGATGACGTATTCTGTTCACTATTAGTCACATTATAATATATATCTTTATCTTTCGAACTATAATACAAATTATGCTTTGCCAATGCATTTGTCAATTCAACATAATGTGAATCGACTACAAAAACCATAATCATAAGAAAAAAAGAAAGAAATCCAAACAATATGGTAGTCCAGAATAAAGGCTTTTTATAAACTGGACGTTCTGGTTGTTTAAGTTGTTCTTTTGCCATGATAAAACCTCCTAAAATTAGTTCATTATATCAAATTTTGTAAGGCTTTTCAAGGTTGTTTTGTTTTATCAATGTACGCTCCGAGAAAGCAAAAAATCAAGCCTGTGGCTATATATCCTATTACGTCCCCAATTAAGAACAAACCGTAAATCAAAAACATTAAACCGATTAACAATAAAACTGTGTGGATATGTTTCAATAATTTCAAAATAGCGAACCTCCTTCCAAGATTTTCTCATTTGTCCAATAACCACTTCCATCAAATGGCTCTAAGTAACAAGCTGCATAGGCATCTAATAACGCATCCAGAGGGTCGATTTTGTTACTATTCTTATTTTTATCAATCCTCATACCGTTGTTATCAACTTTAGTGTATGCGTTATTTATTGCCATTGTTAGCAACTGATTACCACTATGCTTAATTTTCCCTTGACGGACATCATCACGAAACTGTTTCGTAGGCATATTCAAAACCATGGTGGTTTGTGGTATCTGGACTAGTGGCCATTCTGGGTGTCGTTTCTCAATCATGGTCAATAATGAACCGAATTGATAAGGGTCAAAGTAAATTCCTTGCAATTCCCAATCATTGCTATATACCATTTCTTCAATCTTCTCAAGAACACGCTCATCATCGATAACACCACTTTCAAGCGTGGTAATTTCGCATTCACCTGCTCTTTCCAAATTGGTATAAGAAACACCATCTCTTTTTTCTTTTGCAATCAAGCCGTATTTAGTAGCCACAAAAGAAAAGCTATCTGCATACCAATAATCATCCATCATGACCATCGGAGAGATAGAGAATAAGTCACTTGACCTACCGACGTCTACACCTAGCCAAACTCTACGTTTTCTAGTGTCTGGTTTATCAATCTTAGCTTTTGCCCAGCTCTCTTTATCCATGTAAGATTCTTCAGAGGATTGTCGCCACATGTTGTAGTTTTTAACTAGGATTTCATTTATTGTTCCTGTCTCAAGTGCCACCTTCCTACGTTTTCGTAGGTAGTCCATCATCTTCTTACGTAGCGCTTTGACTTCAAGAATTGGATTTGATTTTATCCAGTTCTTTTCATCTTTGATTTCCTCTTCATCATCTTGTTCAGCAATGAAGGCAAAATATTCATCGTTTTCAACTTCTTCATCGAGAAGTTTTTCGATATACGCATACTCGATAGTGTGCATTGGTACGTTTAAATCAAATCCAGCAGTTGAGATAATTAAAATCAATGGATTGTCTAATTGACCTTGACCAGATTCGAGAAGCTCAATCATCTCATTAGTTTTAGATGCTGCGAACTCATCTAAGATACCAACATACGGTTCAAAACCATCGACAGCTCCAGTTTCACGACTTAATGCACGCACATAACTTTCATCATTCAAGTTACGAAGTTCATCTCGTACTACTTTAGTAGCTTTTCTGATATCTGAATTTTGACTTCTTAATGCTTCCAACTGCTTACGGATCATATCGTAAGCAATGCGTGCTTGTGAACGGTCATTCGCTGTACAAAACAACTGTCGACTCATTGCAGGGTTGCGACCAAATAAAAACTCATATAAGGCAATACCTGCGACCAAGATTGTCTTACCGTTCTTTCTGGCTAAGCTGATTAAAGCTTTTTTAAATCGTCTGATAGATGTATCAGACTTTTTTCGCCAGCCATACAGACTCGATAAAATGAATTTTTGAAAATCTGCCAGCGGGTATGGTTTTCCAGTTTTGACATCTGGGAGCATTTCGATAAAATCTATCGGATTTTTTGCTTTGTCAGGCAAGTAAACATACGGAAAATCTTCATCATCCATACGCTTTAAATCTATTAAATGGCGCTTGCAAGCTTTTATAACTTTCTTGCTGGCTATTATTTCTCCATTTACGACTTTTGAAGCATATTGATAAGCTATATCTTCCATTGTTTCACCTCCTAACTACCAAATTTATCAAAAATACTCTCTTTCTTTTCTTCAACTTGTGGCACGAATAACTTCATGCGACTATCCACTGTCATACCCAATTGTGATGCTGCTTTCATTAAGTTTGTTGTAGCACGTTCCAAACTATACAACATCTTATTAGGCAAAACCTTTCCATTGTCTGTTTCGTAAACATACCCTTCTTTTTGCAATCCACGGGATATTTCTTTATAGACTGCATACCAAGTGCAGTAGCTTTCTAAAACTGCACGATCTAGATTTCTAAGGGGTAGCTTTCTTAAATCTTCAATCACCCGCTTGTATTCAGCTTTAGCGATTGCATCAAAATGTTTTGGTGGTGTCAGTTGCAATGCTTCTAAACCATCCGAAGCCTTTTCTTGTATGGTTTTTCTTGCAATCTTCTCTTCTTTCGTCAAATGGCTTTTAGTAGTTTCCACTATCTTCATTTTCCGTCCCAAATCGACCACCTCCTTTCAAATTTTATAGGGTTTTAATATTTCAAAAACGGAATTTTTCGCACGGAAGAGGGCAGCGTTCTTATATCTGAACAATACCTACCCCCGTTCTAAATTAAAGGGGGTATTTCCGTACATTTTATCAGTGCATAACCGAATGATATCCCATTTATTTTTGGCTTTTTGAAATTATTTTAAAAAGAATATTTTTCTTTTATTGCTTTTTTATCATTACATTTCTTACAACTTGCTTGAAGATTGTTTCTATCTAATCTTTTCGACCAATCTTGGTTTACACTAATAATATGGTCAGTCATTGTAGCTTCATCGCCACACATGGCACAGATATAATTTGCTTCAAGCAAGACTTGTTGACTCGTTCTCTTCCAGATGGTTGAGTTATAGAATTGTTTAACCTCTCTATCATACTTCCAACGAGTACGATTATACTCTGTGTATTCTTGATTACGTTTATCATAATCAACCGCAGTTCTCCGACCGTTTAACATAGTCAGCCTTTGTGGCTTCATCCCTTTCTCCTTCTAAAACAAAAAGCCACACTAATGTGTGACTTCATGTAAGACCTCTCATGAGAATAGTGGGATTTGCACCCACTGGCATCCATGCCGATGTCGACGAATCTGCTTATGCAAGGTCTAGAACCTTATCTCTCCTATGAGAGACCTGTTATTCCCAAAGTAAATAGACGGTAACTGAGATGAAAAATAGAAAACAAAATAAGGAGGCAAATCACCGTGCAACGTTATCTCGTACCGTCTAATCGATACTATCATAATAACACTTTAAAACTATCATTTACTATCATTACTATCAAACATTTTAGAAAGTTTGACTAGAGATTTGTCTCTGGCTCGTTGGATGGTAGCTTGACTGCAATTCAATTTCTTTTCCACCTGATGCCAAGATAAGCCATCAATGTAAAGTAGTCGCATAACGATATTCTCGATTGGTTCTTCTAGCTCTTCGATGGCTTTAACAAGTTCCTCTTGCTCTTTATATAATCGCTCAATTTCCTGATAAATTTCTGCGATACGATCAATAGCTTTGATATTCATTTCTTCTGTCCGATTATCATTACTTGGATTTTTTGGCATACCATCAAAACTTTGTCCTTTAACAATGCCGGCTCTTAGGTTGATAATTTCATAATGCAAAGATTGGATTTTGACATTTTTAAATTTTAGTTTCTTGAGTTCTCTCTCAATAATTTTTCCCAAACCTCCACCTCTATTCCAAAGTATGAGCAGATAATTTCTAGTGCATAAGTAGTAGGAAGTTTTCCTAACTCCCACTTTGCAATAGTATCTCTAGTATATCCAATCTCACCCCCTAATTCTTCCTGTGTCAGTCCAAATTCGTTTCGTTTTTTCTTTAACATTTCTGCGAATGGATTGGTTTTCTTTTTCAAAAACAATTGTGGGTTCAATTTCATCTCTTCACACATTGTTAGTATCTTACCATCAGGAGGTTGCGAAACTCCTTTCTCCCAATGACATACCGCTTCGGTTGTTACTCCGAAATATTGCGCTGCTTCAGATTTGTTAAAACCTTTCGCTAATCTCCACAGCTTGAATTGTTCAGCAAATGTTATTTTATTATTGGTCATTTTCCATCTCCTCAATTAACCAATCAAGGTTCTTTCTAGCTTTCTTCAGGTCTTCGAGACCGTTTTTCTTCTGGAAGCGTAACATATACTTGATTGCGTTGCCCCAGTAAAATCCTTCTACTCCTTCTAATCCAAAAGCAAAATTCTTAACAACTTCAATGGCTTCAAGTCCGAATTTTCCCTTATAATGGCTAGGTTTGTTGACTTTATCAACATCGTTAAATTCTTCCAAAACTTGTTCATAAGATTTTTCTTTCATTTTAATTTCTCCCATAATGTCTACTTGCTCCATGAAAATAATAAGTCCCATCCTTCCGCTTGTTCATGTAATACGTGTACTGCCCATCTGGACTAGCGTAGGAAATCTGCTTCTCTCCTGCCCAGCACCCGTTATCACGCATCATGTAGCAATTCTCCATAATCCATTCTACGTCAGGAATTTGTTAAATCCTCACTTTTCACAAATGAACCGTTAACCATTTTTCCTTTTCGGTTCTTGATCTCGTTGTAAGCTAGTTCAAAACATTCAGCAATAGACCAGCCTTTTTGTTGGCAATAGATAGTCAGCACTACCAAAATATCGCCTACTGCATCTTTTCCGTCTTGTTCACGATTTTTTAAATGCGCTTGTGCAAGTTCGCCCGCTTCTTCAAATAATTTCAACGCTTGCGCCGTGCTGTTATCAGGATTATCCAATCCTCGTTCTTTCGCCCATTGCTCAACTCTGTGTGCTAAAAGTTCCATGTTTGTTGTCATAATTTAATATCATCTCCTACTTCAATATTTTTATATCGTTCTTTACTCACCACAAACACGTTCCCGTTAACCGTTATAGTGAACAAACTCCCGATTTTTCGTTTTTCCGTAACCTTGCCAGTAATCTGATACTTGCTATCAGCGTGATAGACAAGTAAAGGTTTGTTTTGCTCGTCTATCATCGACCGCTGCATGAATAGCAAGCAAGTAGTAAGCAAGGCATAGCCAATTAAGAAGCGTTTCATTCTTTGACTTCCTCGTTCATAATTTTATTAAACAGTTCTTTGTCAATAAGTCCACGTTCCAACATGATTTTGACTGTTACAACAATCTCGTTCAATTTGTTAAATTCTTTATCGGGTAATGTAACCATAGTAATTCTTTCCATCACTCCACCTCCAAAAGTTCAGGATTTTCGTAGCTTACATCTAAAAATTTTCCTAGCCATTCAATAATTTCACGACTAGGTAACTTGTCTTTCTTTCTGTTGACGCAATAGTTTGCAACAACAGAATCTAAAAAACTTCTGCTACTATTAAAATTTGGATGTGCTAAAATATGTTTTTTCAATCTTTCAGCAATTGACGTATTCGGAACATAGACCAATTGTTTTCTTATGTGATTATAAAATCTCTTCGCATCGCTCATTTTATCAAACCTTTCAACTGTTTTCTGATAAGACCAACTTTCGGGAAATCTGCAATTGCTTTATTACCATTTATGACAATAAACTTTCTCAACATTTTAGGGTTTTGCTGTGTCAGTTCTAATGCCTGGTTAAAATTCAACTTTCTGATTTGGCTCATATAATGCCCAGAACAAAATTCAAAATTATTGACAAAGCATTGCTTGATAAGTTCATCCGTCCAGGATTTTTTTATTTCGTATTTAACTCCTAAAAAATCAAGTTCTTCTTCCACTTTCTGCAATAGTTGATTTTTAGGATTCGTGCTTATAATTATCATAATAGCTCCTTGTTTTCATAAATATTTCCGACAACTTCAAAATTTCCACCATGCGAAAAATTAGACATATAATCTACAACCCATCTATCGTCGTGTGGTTTCAAGCGATAACTTCCTTTTTCGATATCGTAAAAAACAGTATAAAGACTACCAAGGACCAGAACTATATCCCCTTCGAAAATCTCTTTGTTATTTTTGTCAAACAATCCTGTTGATTGCATGAGGATAACATCTTTAAAATCAAAACAAACACTCTCGCATATTCCGCCCCAACACAAATCTATTTCATTTATGTAAAAACGAATAGACTCTATGTAGTCAGCAAAACATTTTTCTGTTTTTATCCACGCTCTAATTTTTGTAATCATCTTGCACCTCATCATCTTTGTAAAAATCAATCTTTGCAAAGTTTTTTGGACTGATAGTAATAAGTCTTTCTTTAGGTTCGATTTGATGTAGTTGTATATAACCTATATTGCCATAATTTAAATCTTTTAATTTATAACGTATATAATCAAGACTCTCTTTTACTTCGATAGTTTCATCAAAGTTCGGATTTTGTAATCTAATTTTGGCCATTTATTCCACCTCCTCAATCTCAACACCCGGACAATCAAACACCCAACTAAAGCCAGCATCTTCTAATTGTTTTCGGGTGTGTTTGGTTCGATGATGGCTGTTTGTATTTAAATCTGAAAAAAGCCACTCTTTTGAATGTTTACCGAAATTCAAAATCCTAAAATAGACAGAAACGTTTTTCAACTTCACAATATACTTCGGTTCTTTCTCGACCTCGTAGCCGTCAAGCCAAGCACGGGCGAAAGCGTCTCTATTCGCATTAACCCAGATTCTTATAGTTTCCCCTGCAATGCTTTCTTTTAAAATGTAATACATAACACGGTACACATCATCACTTGATACTATTTCTTCATGGAATCTTGAAGAATTTCTGAATTTAAAACCATTTCTTTTTACGTTTGCAATCCACTCCGCCACGAACTGCGGTACTTTGACTTTTTCAGGTTCGTCCAATTTCCTGACTAAGCCTAAAACTAATTTCTTATCAATATTTGGTATGATAAATCCAGCACTATTTGGTAAGGCTTCGATTTTCTCAATTAGTTCTTTTTTATTCATCTTCCAACTCCTTTAATTGCGATTTCATTTTCTTCAACTGTTTCTTCAAACACTCTCTGTGAGCAGTCCTATTCTGTGCTACTGACTTTTCACAAGGTTTTGAGTATTCAATAATATCAGCTTCTGTCTTCTCGATTGAATGTTTCAATGCTTCAATCATTTGTTGTTTGATGCTCATTAAATGCCTCTAGTAATTCTTCGTTAATTTCTTCGATTCCGTATGGTTCAAATGCGTGGAAGTAAAAACCTTGTTTATCTAATTCTCCACGCTCTCCAGTCGCATATCTCAAAAATAGCAATTCATGACATTCTGGACATTGCCTTTTGCTTTGTGTAGGGAATGATCTAACCGTTCCACTAAATCCACAATAAGCGCAGTCTAACTTAACTTTCACTCGTTCGCTTTTATCCATTCGATAATCTCCAGTTCAATTCTGTATTTCTTACTTCCTGACTCCCCACCGTGTCTAAAATCCGTTGACTTGATAACGTGATAATTATCATCTGTCCAAAATTTCGCATCCGTCAAGCCGTCTAATAGCGCTTTGCTTGTTGGCGACCAGTTTGGCGGGTCGTATATGCGATTAGTTGGGGCGAATACCCAAACAATCACTTTACAAGGCTTATCCTCGTTAAAAGGTAAGCCAAAGTAATCTAGTAGAGTATTCCGCCCTTCATAATGCGCTAATTGTCGTAAAAACTTAGTGATTTTAGCTTTCTTTTGAAAATGCAGTCTGTCATTCGCTGAAATCATCTGCTTTCTATCAAGTTCAAATTTTAAAATTAGTTTTTCCATGATCTAACCTCGTTTTATATTTCATCGAAAAAACTCAACTGACTATTGTGTGTTTCTATTCTTTTTTGAGCGATTTCAAAGTAATAGTCATCAATTTCAGTTCCTATAAAATGTCTATTTGTGTCTATTGATGCAACTGCGGTTGTTCCACTACCCATGAAGCCGTCAAAAACTATATCGCCAACGTTTGAATGTTTTACAATGCACCGTTTTATTAATTCAATCGGCTTTTGATTTTGGTGCAATAGTTTTTCATGACTTATTCTTTTAAAATCCCAAACATCTGTCAGCCGTTCACCGTTTATTTTTCTGCGACCTTTATTCGCAAGGATGAGCATTTCATATTGTTTCCCGAATTGCGCTTCTAAATCTCCAGCAGTATGATTATTTTTTCGCCATATAATAATATTTTTCACAGTGAAGTATTTTTCAATTTCTTTTTTAAAAAAATCAACTTTATCAAATGAACAAAAGACATAAATAGCTGTATCATTTTTTAAAATTCGATAACACTCTTTTATATACTGTTTTATCAGCCCAGGGTTATCATCGTTTTGAATAACTTCTGAAAATCTATGTTTTTCTTTTCTGTGGTTTGATTTGTAATTTATTAAATAAGGCGGATCGGTAACAATTAAGTCAATACATTCATCCGGCAATTTTCCCATAAAATCAATGACATCTTCTTTCGCTATATAATCAATTCTGCTCAATTTCCTCATATAGTCCCTCATTTATTAGAACGGCAAATCATCATCTGAAATATCAAACGGATTTGTGTTCTCGCTTCGTGAAAAATCAGGCGTTTCTTGTTGCGTTTGCGCTCGTTGTCCTTGGTTGCCTTGCTGTCCTTGACTATTGCGACTTTCTAGCAACTGGAATTGTTCAGCGACTACTTCGGTTACATAAACCCGTTGACCTTGCTGATTATCGTAGTTTCGTGTCTGAATACGTCCAGTAACTCCAATCAATGCGCCTTTCTTAGCCCAGTTAGCAAGGTTTTCTGCTTGTTGTCGCCACATCACGCAATTAATAAAATCAGCTTCACGCTCTCCATTTTCATTCTTGAAAGTTCGATTGACTGCGAGGATAAACGTAGCAACCGCCACGTTTGACGGGGTGTAACGTAAATTCACATCGTTTGTAAGACGGCCAACGAGTGATACATTGTTTAACATTTTTTTAATTTCCTTTCAATTTGTTCAAAAGCATATCAGCTTGTTCTACTTGTGAATCTTTGATTTGTTTGTAGTCCACAACTCCTAAATGTTTCAAGAACCACTTCACTATTGAACCATCTTCTTTTCCTTTTTCTTGTGAGATTTTAGCAATTTCTTTCAAATAGTAGTTTGCTTTTTCTACTGAGATAACAGGTTCATCTTGTTTTTTTGGTTTTGCTTTGGATTTTGGTTGTTCTGGTTCGTTCATATCGCTTGGATACTCGTCCACATCCTTTTCTCCAATTCCAAACAATCCTTGTAAAGCGTACTTCCTAGCATAAGAACTTACTGCACCAGTCCATTGTGGAGCTTGCATTTGTTTAAACTGTCCTTTTTGTGTATTTAAAACTGGTACTGTGTCCAATTCTGCAAATCCGACTGACTGAAATTGCTTTTCTCCGTTCGTTACTGTAGCCGTTGACTTTACAAAGATACGTTCGCCAACCATAAGTAAATCGTCTAATACTGTCAATTCCCAATCTGTATTGATTTCTTTAAATTTTGTATAAATATCTTCAGCGTTACGAAAAGCGTATTTTACATCTTTTGACGTTTTCTTTTCTAACTGCATTTTCTTTTGTAATTCTGAAAAAGATAATTTTGTCATGCGATACCCCTTATCTGATACTCAAGTTCTTACGTTCAACCAATTCAGCGCCCAAAATTTCAAACCCGTTTTTCAAATCTTCTTTCAAGCGTTTCTTGTCAGGCTTCCATGTTGCTACCTTGTACGCTTCAGGTAATAATAAGTCGTCCACCTCCACGGCTTCAGATTTTCGGAAAGACACTTTGAAAAGCGGTGTGTCCACCCGTTCATGTCCAGTAAGTGCCATGCTATCTTTTAGCGCTTCTTTTAAGCGCTCGTTCTTGCGTTCATCTGATTTGTTAAGTTCAGTTAGTCGCTTGATCTCGTTTTTGCGTGCTTCAATGTCTGCTTCAGTATTCTTGATAACTTTGATATAATTTTCTACTTTGTTTTCGTAGTCCGTTTGCCAGTCAATGCTATCAAGCGTATCTAGTTTTGTTTCTTCGTCTAATTCCATGTTGTAAATATCAAGGAATTGTCCCGTTAATTCGTAAAGTGTCGCCATGTTTTAATTCTCCGTTTATATTTTTTCTATGCGCTCCAGTATTCGTTTAAGTCAACTGCCAAGACCGTAGCTAAATTTTTCTGTTCAGTTAAAATCTGTCTGCGATACGGTGCAAGTCCAGCTTGTCGCTCGTCTTCATTGCGTGGTAAGTAATATCCGCTCGGTTGTGTCTTCTTTGCTACGATTGGATGCTTGAAATTCACTCGTAGGCTCTCGATCACTTCTTCAAGGCTTCGTTTTGATAAACCTGTTTCTTGTCGAACCTTTTCGGCCTTGATAGGCTCTTCAAAACTTGCTCGGTTGATAATCAAATTTAATACGTTTGTTTCAATTTTGCTCATTTCTCTACTAATCATATTCCCTCCCGATAAATACACATCTAATTTCTGTACTTCCGCATTTTTCACATTCGCTAGGCTGGTAAGTGTCAATCCATTCAAATTCATATCCGCAGTCGCAGCATCCACAATCCCAAATATAAATGTTCATGTTTATTGCTCCTTGTATGTATTCTCGATTGCTTCTAGTTTTTCAACAAATTCGACATACGCTTTATAAAAATCACCTGATTTTTTACTATCTTTATATGCTTTTTCGACCAATTCAGCACCGCTACCAAAAAAACAACCGACTTTCCATTTTCTATTTGATCTTGTGTAAGTGAAATAACGCCCGCTAGACCATGTGTTTTTAAAGACAATATAATCAGCGTCGCCATATACCCTAGCGTCGCCAGATACCTCAGCGTCGCCAGATACCCTAGCGTCGCCAGATACCCTAGCGTCGCCAGATACCCAAGCGTCGCCAGATACCCTAGCGTCGCCATATACCCTAGCGTTGCCATATACCCTAGCGTCGCCAGATACCCTAGCGTTGCCAGATACCCTAGCGTTGCCAGATACCTCAGCGTCGCCAGATACCTCAGCGTCGCCATATACCCTAGCGTTGCCAGATACCCAAGCGTTGCCATATTGACTTAAATTTATTTCACTCTCAACATATCCGCCAACTTCCCCTTTTTCAATGCCACTAAATGAAATCAAGGCTTTTATTCTGAAAAGTTGAACTCCAAAAAACGTGATTGTATCATCTACTAATAACTCATATTTTTTCATTTCTATTGCTCCTTTGGTTGTGGTAGTGCTAGCAAGTCTTGTCGCAAGCCTACGGGCGCTTGTGTATCAAACGTGAATTTTCTGTCGCAATTGCGAATATTTTGATGGGCGATATTGTTGAATTGATTTCTACCTTGCTGATAAACTTCAATAATCGCTTTGTCTAGCTTTTCTTGTTCTTTCATCTGTCTTTGTCGCTTCTGCTCGTTATTCGCCACGATCAACATTGCTACGAATAAACAAATAAAGACTGTTGCAACTCCTAGAAGTTGGCTTGTTAAAGTTGGTTCTGTCATTTTTCTTTTTCCTCATACATTTTTAAAAATTTTCTCAAGTCTGCATTTTCTTGTATTAGTTCTTTCATCTGATTTCTTAACTCGTCATTATCACGGTTTAAATCTAATGCAACTAAACGCCAATCTACATTTTTTTCTTTTGGTTCATTGTAAAAAAACCATTTTGTAAGTTTGTCTAATAGCTTCATGCGATACCCTCACGATCTAGTAAATTATTCAAAATCCCGTCAATCACGTTATAAAAATGATGTCCGTTTGGTACAATGATTTCTTCGTCTTGTTCAAGTTTTCTTCCGAAAGCGTATATATTTACTTTCATTTTTTCTTTCCTCGTGTTATAATTTAAGTAGTAATTTTTGGTAAGTGCCTATTCCCGTAGGTACTTTTTTATTTCGCAAACTGATAAACGCTACCGTTCATTGAATAGTAAGCCATTTCTTCCAGTTTGTGAGTGAAACGCTCGTCTGTTGTAATCAATAAGCGTTCTTTTAGTAATGTTGATAGTTGATAGTGGTTTTTCTCAAAATCTGCTATCAACTTTTTTCTTTCTTCTGTCGTTAAAATGGTAGTGTCCTCCTATCTTCTGAGTTATCAGGATATTTAAAAGTCAAATCCTTTGCCCCTTTTGCTACCCGACTGACTAAACTAGCGTCAAATGTCTGTTTCATTTCTGCGCCCGTTAAGTTAGTTGTAATAATCGTTTTATCCCTCGCATCTAGCAAGTTATACATAAAATCCATTTTCCAAGGCATTTGCTCTCCTTTTCCAAAGTCGTCCAAAATCAAGTAGTCAACTTTTTTCAGCAACTCCAGCCATTCATCCGTTGTCCTTGCATCTTTCTGACTGAATCCACTTTGGATTTTTTGAAACATGGTAGGTACGTTCATAAACAACACGCTTTTAGGATTGTTGTTTGCTTTAAAGTCAATATTCAACTTCTTAGCGATTGAAATAGCTAAATGCGTTTTACCTCGTCCAGCTTTTCCAAGAATAATTGAATTGCCTTTGCCATCTTTGAAATAGTGCCTTGCTACTCTCAATGCGTAGTTTTTTGCTTTCTCGTCAATTTCATTGTTGACTGTGAACGTGTTAAAACTAGCATCTTTCATATCACTTGGCATAATGCTATTTCTTTCTAGCACTCCAAAAGTGTTTGAAAGAATAGATGAGATATACATTTCTCCAATTTTCTTTTCTTGCTCCCTTGCCATATCTTCACGCTGACATTCGGGGCAAAAGGTAGGCTGATAAGGTGTTTTTCTTCCTTTTGCTCTAACTAGATGCTTAAACGTCCACATATAACAAGAATGTTTCTTGCATATCTCGTTTTCGTTTACATAGTGGATAGGTTCTAAACTTAACTTTTCCATTCAAACCCCTTACCTTAATTCATCTATGCTGATCTCCAACGCATCAGCGATTTTGCATATATTCGGCCAAGAAAGATATTTTACCTTTCCTGTCTTTAGGTCAGAAAAGAAACTACGATTAACTCCAGCCATTTTAGATAACTGACTACCGTTTAAATTCCTTTCCTGCATGATTTTATTTAATTGTTCCCACATTTTTTACCTCTAAACACAATATGTTGTAAAATAATCACTCACTCTCACAATATGTTGTGAGTTTCTGTTTGTTATGTTATAATTTATTTTGACTAGGACCTCTCACCGTTTTAGTCAAAATTTCAATAGAAAGGAGGAGAAACTATGTCTCGTTTACAACCTAGACCTCAAAAGAATTATCCTAACTATAACTGGGATGGCTTAGATCGTTTTATCCAGGAGATTTTAAGTAATCCATCGTTCAAAGTTTGTTGCGTAGACCCTGCACTTTACGCTATCCCTAAAGACGAAATTATTGCAGAATGCATAAGTGCTGGCTATACAGTTGAAGAACGTGAAGATGGCATTTTAAACATTTCATGATTAGCTAAACTAATGACTTGTGATTCAAGTCTAAAAAGTCTCGCTAGTAAGTCTATCGGTTGTTCGATAGGCTTTTTTCTTTTCCCGCTATACGGATATCGGTTTGGTCTCATCTTCTTCTCCTTTCTAAAACGGCAACGGGTCGTCATAAGTTTGAATGATTGAGTTTCCAACTTTTCTTGAAGTTGACGTTACATTTTTACTATCACGAAAACCGCTCGTTTCTGCTTTCGCTTCATCAATACTTGTCAAACCTTTATCTTTCCAAGATTTCAAAATCTTGTTCAGATAGTTAAAACTTTCTGCTCCAGCATCTTCGGTTAGTTGTACAGCGTATTCAATCATTTCAACCGTCATATTATCTAGTCCGATGTATTCTAGTAGTTGCTGAGATTGTCGCTCATTGATTTTTACATTTGAAGATTTGATAATTTGTGAGAAAGATTTTTTTTCATCTTCTTTGTAGTTGATGTTATCAGTCTTGATATACTCAGTCTTGATATTATTAGTATTGATTGTGTGTACTTTTGACACTTCTTGATGTGTACTTTCTACACTTCCAGACGTGTACTTTCTACACTTCCTTTGTGTACTTTCTACACTTCCAAGAATATAAAGCCTATTCGGCTTGTTTACCCCTTGCCTAACTTCTTTTATCAATCCATAATCACTTAATTCTTTTTTTGCTTGTATGATAGGTTTGTTACTACAATTTAACTTTTCCATAAGTTGCTCATTCGTAAAGTAAACAAAGACATCCCCCTCTTCGTCAAACCATTTATTTTGAATTGATAATGTACGTCGGTCGAAAAGAAACATATATATCTGTTTCGCTTTATCGCTCAGTACGTTATAAGGTTCCTCATAGAGCCATTGTGGCATTTGATAGAAAGCATTGTTTTTGACTTCGCTTATTTTCAACCATTCTTTCTCCTTTCTTTGTTGATATAAGTTTTTAAGTTACCGTTTTGGTGACTTTCTTGGCAAAAAAATATCTTGCAAAGGTTTATCAAAAAAGCTACGCAAGAAAAACATTTCATCCTGAGTAAAAGCACTTTGTCCCTTCTCTTTCTGACGATATGCCGTCTCAGAAATTCCAAGTTTCTGTGCTAATTCTTTTTGAGTAATGCCTTTTTCTTTTCTTAGTTGATACAAATAAATTTGCACTTTCCTACCTCCTTATTTTTCTATTTGTACCTCGCAATTCTGCTATAATATAGTCAGAAAGGAGGTGATGTTATGAAAGATTTAATAAATCAAATGCTTTCTGACGGAAAGATTGTTTCAATAAGAGTCAAAAACCATGACTATTGTTATGATGTCGTAAGTGCTAAAACGTCAGATGACCTTTATACTCTCATTGACGGCGATACCGTATATATCGCACCAGATCAGATAGCAATTGTTGAATTGAGTACTAAGAATCCAGACCCTAATCTGCCTTTTTAGTACTCTATCTTAAGCGTCATCTGACGCTTTTTCTTTTGTCTTATCTTTTTTTAAAGCATTGGAAATACGAAATATTGCATCATATTGACCTCTTCCATAGTCATTCAATGAATTTTGTCCGACAATACTAACAGACTCCAAATATAAATCAATTCCATGAATTAACTCATAAATTATTTTTGTTCTGTTGTCAACTTCTTTCATTTTAGGCTCACCCCTCGTCTCACTCTCTAGTGCCCTGAGTTCAATCTCATGGCTGACTTGTTTTAATAGCTTCTCACATGCTATTTTAGCTTCTCTGTACGTTGTGTTTTCGCTGATGAAGTAATCAGCTAGTTCGATGATTTTATCTTCCAATTCTAACCCCCTTTCAAATATGGTATAATCAAAATAAAACGATTGGAGAAAAACCGTGTCACAAAAAATTTGTTTTGTTGTCTCTGCTATCGGTCCAGAAAAATCAGAAATTAGAAATCATTCTGATAGCGTCTTAAGACACATCATTAAGCCAGCTTTGTCCGATAAATACGATGTAAAAAGAGCTGACGAATTATATCATTCTGATAGAATAGATGATAAAATATTTGACGCTCTAACAAAGTCAGATCTTGTTATTGTCGATATAACAGGTAACAACCCAAATGTCTTTTTAGAACTCGGCTATCGTAAGGCTTTGGATTTGCCAACCATTTTTTTAAGACAGCAAACCAATGAAGACATCCCATTTGATATTCGAACAATCAATATCATACAGTATGATTTGAAAAATACTTCAGGAACAGATGTCCTTGAATCAGTTAACAAAACTATCCAACGGATCCAAAAGACCGAAGAAAGTCTAGACTTTTCAACATTAAAAAAGAAAAATAATGATGAGAAAGACTATGTCACAACTCAAGAGTTCGCCCAGTTAAAATCTACTATTAACAATATCTATGATGCTATTGAAACGTTAAACAGCAATATTGCAAACGCACCAACTACCAATCGTCCAATGACTCAAGAAGATATTATCATGATGGCTTTTCAAGAACCTGAAAAACTTGAGAAAATCTTTGAGTTGCAAGCGAAGTATCCAAATGCTTTTATACCTAAAACTACTGATTAGCCTGTTCTAAACGTCTGATTCGTTCCTCAAGACCCTTAACATAGCCTCTTAAGTAACTTATTTCGGCTATGTTTTTTTCTTGATTTTTTTCTAATTTTGAAACAACTTCTTTTGTATCCATCTCCTTCCTCCTTTCTTTTTTGCTCTTGGTTTTTGTTATTTCCTTAAGCTTGATTTAATTAT